TGGACATGGAAGACAGCAGATTGTCGAGCCGTCGCTTCTGCTGTTTTGGAGAGCTCACAAGTACATATGGTAATTCAATCAGATGTAGTTGTTGATGCTCTCCAAAATGCGAGTGTGCCGCCCCCTGTTATTACAGACGGGCACACACACCCCAACGCTGCTGGATGTAGAACCTCAGCTCGCCAATATGCCGAAGTAGTGGCTATGAAGGCTGGAGCCCAACTCTATTCCATTGAGATGTCAAAATCTGATCAAAGGAAAGGGTTGCGAGGATCCAGACAGTGGCGTTGGAACAAGGATACTAAAGCCGATAACAGGCAGGATTATCAGCGAGAAACTGACTTTGGTTGGATTTGCGATGTTGACTATTATATCGATATGCCAGCATTGCTAGCCAACAACCCTAGACCTTATCTCCTATATACCTGTGTGCCCGATGTTGCAAGTACCGGTGGTCAGGATGACATTGCCTTCTGTTTTAATGAGAAGGGAATGTTAATTTCTGATGTTTCCGGGTCTGGCCATTATGAACACCCTTTGTGGAATTATGGTCAGGACGCTATGCGTGCTTCTGCAACATTCTGTGGCATCCCATATAAGACAACAACTTATGCAATTGAAAGAAAACAAGTCGCGAAACATAGACAAGTTGTTGCGTTGGTGCCGTTGAGGCAGTTTGGTCTACTTGGTTCGCTTCTTGCAAGGTGGTTGTTAGAAGAGCAGCCTTTGGAACGTCTCGATCCCGTTTTAGTTGGAAAGGACGGATCAAAGTTTATCTCTTTTACAGTGATGAGGGATGGTGTGAAGCACATTACAGTGTCGCGTCCATCATCTTACGTCTGCGCCACTGTCCCTTGCGAGATTTCGGACACAATTGCGGGTGTCGCTAGGTTGGCAACTACCAATCTAATGCTACCCACTGTGGAAAGCCACTTACCGCGGGAGTTATCCCGTGGCAATGCCGTTGTACTCACTGAGTATCATCGTGCACAATGTGGCCAACCTAAACATTGTGTCTTTCCTGTGAAAGAAGCCGTACGGTCTTATACTTTTAATGTTACACATTATGATCAGGCTGCGCGACCTAAATTGCAGGCGTTCATGAGCCCTCTGGTACATGCTGCTTATTGTCCAATCAATGATTTGGCCAGTGAGAAGCAAGCCGTAGAAGGCCGAGTGAACAAACTAAAACAACCCGAACCAAAACACCATGCTTTTCGCGAGCAATGTATCCGTGAATTCGCCGACTTCGTTGTCGGCGGGTGTCGCTTAGCTCCTGTTCAATATGAAACAATAGAGAACAAACAAATCGGTGCTGCCCAGCGAGTGTCTTTGAGGAAAGCCACTGTGCAGGGACGTAAAGATCGCCACATTGTCAAGTCTTTTATTAAGGCTGAAGCTTATGCTGGAGTCAAAGACCCAAGAATCATTACCACCTTTGATGACAAGGTGAAATTAGAAATGGGTCACTTTACTCTCGCACTGGCTGAACACTGTAAACGCTTTAAGTGGTACGGTCCTGGAAAAACTCCTGTGGAAATCGCTGAACGTGTCGCATCCATCTGTCAATTTGCCAAAACTGTTAATCAGTCTGACTATGAGAGAATGGATGGCACTATCACTGATACCATTAGGGAGGTGGATCGGGCAATCTATATGAAAGCTTTTCAAGATTACCGCACCGAATTGAATGAATTGTTAAAACTTGGATACAATAATATTGGATATCTACCTCAAGGAACCAAGTATGAACAAGGAACTAGTCAGGGGTCTGGAAACCCTGACACTAGCAACTCGCAGTCACTGCGAACCGGCTTCGTCACCTATTTTGCCTACCGGAATGTCGTCACCCCTGAGGGCCGCAAGTACAGCCCACAGGAAGCTTTCGACAAATTGGGAATGCATAACGGTGACGATAGCATCAATGCTGACCTTCCCAAACGAAACCTCGAGTGGGCAGCAGGAAAGTGTGGACTCAGATTGGAATCCTCAATTATTCAAAGAGGGGACAGAGGAGTCAATTTCTTGGCACGCTACTATTCACCGCAAGTCTGGAATGGCTGCCCTGATAGTATGTGTGACATCAAGAGACAACTGTCCAAATTCCATACAACGGTCCGGCTACCTGATAATGTCCCGCCTGAGGCAAAATTGGTTGAAAAGTCCAGGGCGTACCTGGCAACCGATCGTAATACCCCAATCATCGGTACGTTGTGCAAGCACGTTATACGACTGTCAAACCAAGTGTCTATGCTGCACCTTAAGCGGAAAACTCCATTATTTGGAGTCGCTCACTGGTGGAGTAAATTTGATGACAGTGTCCAATTCCCCAACGAAAACGTTGACGGATGGATGGATTTCGAGCTTAGTTATTTGCTCCCGGGGTTTGACCGAGCTATTTTCAATAAATGGCTGGTTACAACCCGGACACTCCCGCAAGTTATTAAAGCTCCGTTATGTGTCGAGCCCAGCCC